TACGCAAGCTACTATCTGAAAGGAATGAGGTTATAACCAAGCAAGCCTACAAGCACCTTGACTTAGCGTTCTCTATCCGTAAGGAGTTTGGCATACAAAACAACATCATTAAGCCAATAGAAAGCGATGGCACTCCAGTAGTTGAGGACTTTACTGATGAGGAATTAACAAGCGAGAACATCGCCAAAGTAGCAAGCACCTTAATACTTAAATAATGAGCAGTCAAGCATATATATTCCCAAACCTAAGCGAGAGAGGCAAGGCTATGTTCTTTGGTAGAAACGCTATGAAAATTGAACAACTACAAGACTTTGACATTTGGATTGACTTTGTTTGCCAGGAACTGAACATTACTATTGCGGACTTTAAAAGTAAAAACCGCAAAAGGCATTTGGTTGAGGCAAGGCAGTTAGCTTGTTGGATGTACAACGAATACTGCCTACTAAACAGGGTACTAAGATTAAGCCTTGAAAAGATGGGCGAACGCATAGGGGGCAAAGACCACGCAACGGTACTACATTCCATAAGAACAATAGCAACCGAGATTGCAAACTACAAAGACAAAAAAGACAAATATCAATCAATGTACAACAAACTAATATTTGAATACCTATGATAAAGACTATTAAAATAGAAATTGAGGTTGATGTTGTATGCGACATCACACCTGAAAGACCAAGCCGTGATAGGTTAACACCACCAGAATACGCATCAGTAGAAATACAAGATGTTATGTTAGCCGGTAAGAACATCACAACCTTATTAGAACTATCGGGATTTGACTTTGAAAATATTGAAACCGCAATTTTAGATAACATATAAACAAACAACTATGGAACTTCAAAAATCAGACAGCATCGTTAACCTTACCAAAGCACTAATGCTTTTTAGTATCAAGATTGGTAAGATTAAAAAAGAAAACACCAACCCGTTCTTTCATTCGCTTTACGCAGACTTACCCGCTATACAGGATGCAATAGCCGACCCGCTACAAGAAAGTGGTTTAGTGGTTACGCAGTTGCCTTGTGGCGATGGTTTAATAACTATGCTTGCCCACGCAGAAAGTGGCGAGTATATTATGGCTAACAGCATAATGAAGCCAGTTAAGAACGACCCGCAATCTATGGGTAGTGCAATAACTTACCAACGTAGGTATTCATTGGCCGCCTTACTTAACCTTAACATTGATAAGGATGACGATGGTAACGCAGCAAGTGTAGCACCTCAACCCGTACAACTAAATGAGAAGCCCTGGTTAAATAAGTATTCCGATAAGAACAAAAGCATACTATCCAAAGAATGGAACGGGGCTATTGTAAAGCTGCAAGACGGAACAACAACCATCGCTAAGATTAAAGACTATTACCGGGTATCAAAAGAGAACGAACAAGAACTTTTAAACATACGATAATGGAGACATCAGCATTAGTAGAACATTTTAACCAAGCCGATATTAGTTTTGATGTATGGGCAGAGCAGCGAAGAGGTAAAGTAACTGCAAGCCTTGTGCATAAACTAATGAAAGGCTTTAACAACGAAACCGCTAAGACCTACATTAAGACCTTAGCGGGGGAGAGCATTGGTATTTACGATGAGGACAACTACCAAAGCCCGGCAATGATAGCGGGTAGCGTTAATGAGTTTGCAGCGATGCAAGAATATATTAGCTACCCAACTACCGGTGCCGTTATATATGGCTCTAAAGTATTTGTACCGCTTGGGGAGAATGCAGGGGTAAGTCCTGATGGGGTAGAACTGATAGACTTTCAAAAGATATACCTTGAAGTTAAATGCCCGTTTACCCCTAACAAGTATGTTGAATTGATATTGTGTAACACGGTAGAAAAGCTAAAGAAAGAACGACCTGATGTATACTGGCAATGTGTAATGAATATGCTTGTGTTGGATTGCCAAGCGGCTAAGGTATTGGTTTACCATCCTAAAAAGGGGCTAAGGACTATTGACGTGCCACGAATAGAAGAGGATATATTAGAGTGCCAAGAGGCTATCAATAAGGCAGTAGAGTTGAAGTTAGAGTTGACCGAAAAACTAATTGATGTACTCACTACTAATTAAGCCACTAAGTATCAATAAAGCCTTTCAGGGCAAACGTTATAAAACTAAAGATTATTTAAGTTATGAACGGGCGGTGATGTTGATGTTGCCAAAGTTGAAGTTACCAGAGCCGCCTTTCATTCTTACCTTAGAATTTGGTTTTAGCAGCCCGTTAGCTGACCTTAGCAACCCGATAAAACTTTTTGAGGATATACTCCAAAAGAAGTACGGGTTTAACGATAAAGAGATTTACAAGATAGTAGCAACCAAAACACACACAAAAAAAGGTAAAGAATTTATTAATTTTAAAATTGAAAACTATATTTTGTAGTTTCAGTTCTTTATTTATATTTGCAAAGTTAATAGCCAGTGCAGGGCTTAACAACTAAAAGAAATTTACCTCTTACGGGGCGGGCTGCACTCCCAAACCGTAGGAGGTTTTTTATTTTCTATGGAATACTTAGATTTTCTTAAAACAAAACAAAAGCGAATTATTGAAAGTGGATTTGATTGTAATAATTTGCACACCGGGTTATTTGATTTTCAAAACTACATTGTTAAACGTGCTTTAAAACAGGGGAGGTTTGCCATATTTGCTGATTGTGGGCTTGGTAAAACATTTATGCAATTAGAATGGGCTAACCAAGTTTATAAGCATACTGGGCAACCTGTATTAATATTAGCACCTTTGGCAGTTGCAGGGCAAACCATAAAAGAGGGAAGCCGATTTGGTATTGATGTTAGGTTGGCTTTAGTTGATAATACTGCTAACATACAAATTGCAAACTATGAGCAACTTGATAATATTGATTGTTCTATTTATAGTGGAATTGTGCTTGATGAAAGTTCTATTCTTAAAAACTTTGAGGGCAAAATTAGAAATCTAATAATTGACGGTTTTGCTAATACTCCGTTTAAGTTAGCTTGCACCGCAACTCCAAGCCCTAACGACCCTATGGAATTAGGCAACCATAGCGAGTTCTTAAACATTATGCCACGAAATGAAATGCTTGCTATGTACTTTGTGCATGACGGGGGCGAAACTGCTAAATGGAGAATAAAGGGGCATTGTGAGGTATTGTTTTGGGAGTGGGTTAGCCAATGGGCTGTTATGCTATCAAAGCCAAGTGATATAGGTTTTAGTGCTGGTGGTTATGATTTACCAAGTCTAAACTATATTGAAAAGCAAGTTGAAACAAAGGACCGTGAAACGGGCAAACTATTTAATGATATAGCTATTTCAGCTACTAATTTTAATCAAGAACTAAGGCTTACTAAAGTTGAACGCTTAGAGAATGTTGCCGAAATAGTAAACAACTCAACTGAAAACTTTATTATTTGGATTAAACAAAATGAAGAAGGCGACCTTATAAAAGCATTAATACCCGATGCTGTTGAGGTTAGGGGTAATGATAGCCCAGAACTAAAAGAAAAGCGTTTGTTAGGTTTTGCTAATAATGAATTTAGGGTATTGGTTACAAAAACCAAAATAGCGCAATTTGGACTTAACTATCAGAACTGCCGTAATCAAATATTTGCAAGCTTAGATTTTAGCTTTGAGGGTTTATATCAAGCCATAAGGCGTTCTTACCGTTTCGGGCAAAAAAACGAGGTTAATATATACCTTGTTACTACCGACACAATGCAAAATGTAATTGCCTCAATATGGCAGAAAGAAAACAACTTTAAAAAAATGCAGCAAGAGATGACACTTGCTATAAACAAAAACCTTAATAATTCAATTAAACAAAAACAAAAAAGAGAAATGCGACAAGAACAAACTGAAAATTATAAAATAGCACTTGGTGATTGTGTTCAATTATTGCCAACTGTTGAAAGTGAAAGTATTGGGTTTTCAATATTTAGCCCACCATTTGCTGAACTTTACACATATTCTGATGAATTAGAAGATATGGGTAACTCTAAAGATTATAAAGAGTTTCTATACGCTTTTAATTTTGTAGTTAAAGAGTTGCACCGGGTATTGTGGTCAGGTAGGAATGTTGCTGTACATTGTATGGACTTGCCTATACAAAAGGGCAAAGAGGGCTATATCGGTTTAAGGGATTTTAGCGGTTTAATTTTACAAGCATTCACTGAAGCGGGTTTTATTTATCATTCAAGGGTTACAATTTGGAAAGACCCTGTTGTTGAAATGCAACGTACAAAGGCTTTAGGTTTGTTACATAAACAGGTTAAAAAAGATGCTGCAATGAGCCGAGTTGGCATACCTGATTATCTTATGGTATTTCGTAAGCCGGGCGAACATACACACCCTGTAAACTGTAACATACCTGTTGACCTTTGGCAGAAATATGCAAGCCCAGTATGGTATGATATTGACTATGGCGATACATTAAACGCAAGGTCAGGGCGTGATGAACGTGATGAAAAGCATATTTGCCCTTTGCAGTTGCAAACTATTGAACGTGCTATACACCTATGGACAAACAAAGGCGATACTGTTTTAACTCCTTTTATGGGTATAGGTAGCGAAGTTTATAAGGCTTTAGAAATGGGAAGAAAGGGTATCGGTTTTGAATTAAAAACAAGCTACTTTGATGCTGCTGTTCAAAACATAAAAAATGTAGAATTGCAGAAAAATCAATTATCTATCTTTTAATTATGGCTAAAGACCCTGCATTTTTATTTTACCCTGGGGATTACTTACGAGATACCCAATGCTTATCAGAGGCATGTCAGGTTGCATATGACCGTATCATGTGTGAACATATGAGAAACATATGTATTACACAAGAGCAACTAAACTTCTTCACAAAGCGGTTAACAGCCGAAGAAAAAGCGGAGTTGATATTCATTCTTAAAAAAATGCCCGGTGGGTTTCAGATTGAGTGGGTAGCTGAAAGCATTGTTAAACGTAAGGAATATAGCAATAGTCGTTCTAAAAATAGAACATCTAAACCTAAAAAAGATATGTTAACATATGTTTCACATATGGAAAATGAAAATGAAATTGTAAATGAAAGTATAGTTGTAGTTAATAATGTAAACGCAAAATTTAAAAAAATGCTTTTAGAAAGTGAAAGCGTTATTGGTTCGGTTTGCTTTGCTCTTAAAATATCAAATGCTGATGCTGAACATTTGCGTGATATATTTACAATGCAAGCCGAAGCAACCAATGAGCATCACAACAACTATTCAGATTACTCAAAGCACTTTATTAACTGGGCTAAACTTAACAAGGGTTTACTAACAGAAAAGAAAAGCAAAACAGCAACCACAATAACAGTAGCAGAACGCATCCGTAAAAACCTAGAAAATGCAGAATAATCAACTAATAACGCAAGACCGTTACAAGCTAATGCAAACACCGGCAGAGCAAAAGATGTTGTTGCTGATGGATAGTGCCAAAGCCATACACACTGACTTAACAGCCTATGGTGATTTGGTTTCTATTCTCCATCACTACACCTACGGTAAAGTAACTGAAGAGCAAGAGCAAGATTTAACCGTTCAAGCCCGTGATTTAAAAGAGGAGATTAAAAAGCATTTCCCCTCAATCAGTTTTGAAGAGGTTAAAATTGCCCTTAATAACACTATACGCAAAGTGTACGGGGACTTTTACGGGCTAAACATAGTTACATACCACAATGGCATAAAAAGCTATTTAAACGCAGCCGAAACGCTAAACACTAAAAAAGCGGTTTTAGCAAGGTTAAACCCACCTATTGTAATTGAACTTACCCCCGAAGAAAAAGAAGCTATAAGCCAAGCGGGTTTTGAAAGAATAAAAGCCAAAGTGTTAGCCGGGGAAAGCATAGTTGATGACATGGGTGCAATAGGTTGTTACAACTGGCTTAAGAAAAAAGGAACGCTAAACGGGGTGATGAGCGAAGAAGAACGGGAGGCAATAAAACAACGTGCTACCGATTTGTTACACGCTGAATATACAGCTAAGGCAAATACCCTAAACAAAGATGTAAGGCGTGAGGCATTGAAGAAAGCCCAAGACTTAACATCGGGATTATTAGAAAACGATTTAACATCTCTCTGCAAAAAACTTGCATTGGAGTTATTAATAAAACAAGGTAAGATATGATATACCGATACCCAAATTGTAAAAAAAAATATAGGTTGGTAGAGGTTAGCGGTTTTATCTATCGCTTTGCTTGTGGGCATTGGTGTACTGATAGTGTTTTTGCCGACCTGATAAATGTTGAAACTGGCATTGCTAACTGGAAACAAACAACTTTATTCTAATTCCCTAACCACCAAGCGATTAAGCCAAAAGTGAAAATAATGTTTGGAGGTGTAATAATTTTAGATAACTTTGGGCTATAAATAATAAAGCTATGAGCAAAGAAAACGTAAAGATTGACAGTAACTTGTTAACCCAAATAAAGGAACGCAAGAAAGCAACCGGCATAACCATAACCGCCTTTGTAGAGCAAGCCATAACCGACAAACTTAAAACCAAGTAACAACACTAACAATGGAGAATAACACCGCAAATAGAATGAAAACAGCAAAAGAAGTATTAGACGAAAACTTTAAACACAAAGGTGTGTCTAATATAATTAGCAAACAAGGTCTTGTGTATAAGGGAACTATTAAGGCTATGGTAACCTACGCTAC